AGTATGAAAAAAAATAAACTAACAGAATATCTTAAGTCTTCAAAATTAGAAACTTTTAGTGAAGACTATAAAGAAGGATATAAAGATTGCATAAAAGATTTTTTAAGATACAATTCTAAAGAAGAGTATGAAAAAAATACAATTAAAATGTGAACACTGTGGAAAAGTATTTGATTCTTCTAGACAAGCAAAAGTATTATTTGGTCTAAGTGATAGAGGAATATCTTGTAAAGAATGTAGATATGAATATTCTAAACTACAAAAAAGAAGAAGATGGTTGATAAAAAAGGGGGAAGAAGAACTGGATACTTTTAAAGCAATATATGAGAAGAGAACAGGAAGAATATTAAAACAGTCTTGACACATTATAATATGTGTGATACACTAGGGTTATACTATTAACATATAAAAATATGGACAACATAGATTATGATGCCGAGATTATTAAATGGTATGACAAAGATACCGTAGAAGAAGAAGAATATGAATAAATTAAATATATTTTTATTAGCTATTTTTGTCTGTATATTGGGTGCAGTTATTATATATTCAACAACAACACGAGAAGAAAGAATTGGTTGTGATAGATTCAGAAATAGAGTACAAGAAGATTGTGTTTGGTGTGAAAATAATAATGGGAAATATATGAGTACTGGGCTGGGGGCTACCTGTATTATGAAATAAATAAACAATATGAATAAAACATACAGCAGAGATATTTTACTTAAAATATTATCTAAAGAACAAATTAAACTTATTGATGAGAGATATGACAAGGAACAGATAATGAAAATAGCACCAGAGCTGAAAATAAAAGCAGTAAGAACAAAATTAATTAATAAATATTTAAAAAAATATGGAGTATGATGTATTTTGGTCTCCTGCTAGAGTTAGTAGTGAAACAGCCAAAAGAGCAAAAAGAGTAATAATGTATTTTTCAATGTCTAATAGTGAGTTCACTAGAGATGCAGTTGAATTATACACAGCTTTATTAGAGGAGAAATTAAAAGAACATAAAAAATTAAAGAAATAATTATGAGCAATTTACTAGAAAAAATCATAACAATTAAAGAAACCACAAATCTCAACCCAGAAGATAAAAAACCAGTTAAGTTTAAAGACCAAGAGAATAACAAGTATATCTTATGGAAATCTAATAAAGAAGGGGAGACAATGGCTTATGCTAAGTTTAAACAACTACCATATAATGGTGATGGTGCAACAATAGGTATAGCTTATGCAGAAGAACAAAAAACCTTTACTAATGAGCAAGGGAAAGATATTACCTTTGCTCAAAAAACAGTTGTAGTTATTAAAAGCCCTAACGAAGTTACAGACACAGCACCAGCACTAGCTAATGTTGATACTACTGGTGTAGGATATGCTAAACCTAAAGCATCGGGAACTACCGATTGGGATAAAATTAATGATGAGAAAGAAAAATCTATGAGATGGATGAACGCATTGAACAATGCTTGTACACAGTTAAGCGGACAAGGGAAATCAGATGAGGCTTTTAAAAAAGAGGTTGCTGAATTAGCAAACTTTATTTATAGGCTACAACCAGAACTAAATGTAGGAGAAAAATTAGCTAATGCTGATTGGGCTAATAACACAGAACAACCATCACCACCATCTGAGCCAGTAATACAAGTAGAAAAACCTAGTGATGAAATAAAAGTAAGTGAAATTCCTTTTTAGAATCCCTATTAATTAACTAAAATAAAAATATGAAATCAACATTTGCTTATTACACGCTAGATATTGAAACGAAGCCAGACGAAAAATCACTAGAAATCTTTATGAGAAGTAAGATAGAAATAGCCCAAAAGAAACTTCAAAAGGATTTAGAGAAAGCTAAAGAATATAAAAAACCAGAAACAATAGCAAAATATGCTGAACTAGCTAATAAAGACTATGTAGAAGCTACTAAACCAGAAAAGTATAGGAAAGCTATGGCTCTTGATAGTGATTTTTCTAAAATCTTCTGTATAGGCTTAAAAGAATATGGAGAAGAAGGAACAACATTAACCTTAGAAGAATTTGCTAGTTTTCTAGTTGATGCAGAAAAGAATAATAGATATATTACATTCATAACCTTTAATGGAAAGAAATTTGACTTGCCAATAATCATAAAAGATGGTTTAAAGAACAAATTAGAGATGCCTTATAAAGTATTAAAAGCTAATACACAGCGATTTAAGCAATCTAATGAGTATATCCAACACATTGACCTTTTTGAAGAGTTGGGACAAGCTACGGGCGACTGGAAGAGCCTCAGCCTATACTCAGAGATATATCTAGGTAGGAAAAAGGAGAATGATGGTGATGACTTCTTTGAAACAGCTACTGATGACGATATAAAGGCTAGATGTATTGAAGATTTAACTTTAACAGAAGATTTATTTAATATTTTTACACCAATATTATAATATGGAGTATTCATTCTTAGTAAAAATAAAAGATGGTAAGATAACCTTTCAAGATAAAGAACATTTAGACGAATATCTTAAAAGGAAAAATGGTGTCTTCGTCTTAACAATAACAGAAGGAAGAACCAAGCAACAGAATAAATTATATTGGACTTATATAAACATAATATCTGAAACTACAGGAGAAGACCCAGACCGACTTCATATAATATTTAAAGAAAAGTTTTTGAACAATGAAAGTACTAGTACAATATCACCTAAGAAATTTATTTGGTATTTAGAAAAGATAAAAGTTGAGATGGCAGAATATAATATAGTTTTACCAGACCCGCCAGAACCAGCAGACCCGCAGGCAGACCCGCAAGGAAAGAAATAAAAATAAAATAATTGGGGAATTACAAATGACTACTTGAAATATAGTAGTTTTTTGTTGTCTAAAAACTTATCAACAGATGTTATACAAATACTTAAATAGGAGTATATTATTGCTAGTATTGAACTATTGACAAAAGATATAGATGTGATACAATATAGTTATAACTTATTAATTAAAAACTATATGAAAAAAGAAAAAGACTTTAGCTACAATATCACTCTAAAATTTACACAAATAACTTCTGCTAAAAACGAAGCAGAAGCAAGGGAAATTTTAAGAGAAACATTTTTAGATGATTTTAATATAGATTTATCTGATGATGAAATAAAATTAATTAAATAACATAAAATAATATGAAAACATTAACAGACTTTAAAAAATATTTAGCAAATGGTGGTTTTATAGAAGTATTATCTGTTTATGGAGAAAAACCAAATGAAAAAATAAAGGGGAAAAGAAAAGTGGAAAAAATGCAAACAGCTAATTGTAAATTTGAGGGGGGAAGTTGGCTAGAGTTTCCTAAAGCAAGTGATTTTGAAATTAAAGGAGATAAGGCGATTATTTATGGGAAAGATTGGAAAACTAAAAAAAGGGTTGAAGTATTGACTTATTTATTAATAAACTAAAATAAAACTATATGAGTAAAACAATGAATAAAGTTATAAATGAGATGAATAGCATAATGACAGTTAAGGATTTAAAACATATTCTTAATAATATATCTGATAATACTGAACTATTAGTTGGAAATGATGAAGAATTAAACATATTATACAAGAATTGGGAAATAGGAAAAATAGATAATGACAGATTAGTTATTTATGGATTGAGTGGTAGTGAAGAATTTTAGACGACCCGCAATTAGACCCGCAAAGAGAGAGAACTAAAATTGAATTGACAAAATTACTGATAAGTTATTATAATTTATTAGTTTTTTTGTTGTATAATAAGTTATGCACAGTTATTTTATAATTATTATATAAATAGCATAAAAGCCTATAAATACAAGGCTTGACTCTATATAACATTTTTGTTATACTTATAATATAACTAATTAATTAAATATAAAATTTATGTCCAGAAAAATAACAAATCCTTTCACAACTTTAAAAAAATATATTTATGTATTAGAAGAATGTAAAAGAATGGAATGGATGGCAAAAAATAACATGCTAACAGTTAAAGGGCAAGAAAAACAAAGAATAGAAGAGGTAAATTTTAAAAGAAATCAAATTATGAAATTGATTGATGAAATGACAGATATTGAAAAATAGTTATTTATTATGAGATATAAAAATTTTATATCTCTCATATAACTAATTAATTAATAAAAAAAATGATTGAAAAAATCCCAAACAAAGAAGTTAAAAATTTTTTAACTTTAGATAATAAAAAAAAATATCCTAAGTTGTATAATATGTTTTTAATATATTATAGAAAGTGGCAAAAAAATGAAAGTCAATATATTATTAAATAAAAACAAAAAAATGTATCAAGTAAAATACAAATACAAAAACAAAAAAAAGATATATAAAACTAATAACAAAAAACATTTAATGCAATTTATAAAATTAATAATTAATAATAAATAAATGAAAAATCATTATGTCAAAAGTTGGAAATTTTACCAAACACAAAACAAAATTAAAAACATTAAAAAGATTATAGTTGCTATAGTATTGTATTTTATAATATTTATATCATTACATTTATTAATTAATTTAATATAAAAATATGAACTTAAAACAAATTGAAAAACTAATAAAAGATAATAAAGATTTATTTAATGATTTTGAAGTATTAGATGATTTTATAAGTAGTTATTTATATGATAATAAAGAATTAGATGATTTAGATGATGATTTACACGAATATACGGATAGCTTAGTGTCCGTTTATTATCATCAAATAGTTAAGGACTGGCAAGATAATGCAGAGTGCAGGGGATTAGCAGAAGAAGAGGGACTATTAGAAGAAACCAGAGACCCTTATAAGATAATGCAAGCAGACTTATATTGCTTTTATCATCAAGTATTATCTAATGATTTTTATAAATTAAAAGATTTAATAATATGAATATAGAACTAATAAAAGAATATAACAAAGATAATGTTATTTATAATTTTAACGATAATGATTATAAAATAGAAATATCATTAAAAAATGAAGTTATAGCAGATGAAAGAATAAAAGAATATTTTAATAAGAATATTAATGATTTGATATTTAATGATATACTAATCAATCTAATAAAAAAATAATATGGACAATTTACAAGAAGATATGATGTTACAAGCTATGGAAGATATAGGATTGACAGAAGATGAAGCAGAGTTAGCATTAGAAGATTACGCTTATATGGTTGATAATGAATAACAAAAAATAATTGCATAAAATAACATCAAGGCAATTAAAACAAAGTAAAACAAAGAAACTTGCTAAACGGTATAAAAACCATTAGCAGGTTTTTTTTATATCTAATTAATAAAAGATAATAAAATCCATGTATAACAAGCCAACTAATAAATATAAAAGCCTTAAAAGCCAACACAGAAGCACAAAAAACAACTAAAAACATATAAAACCATTAAAAGCCAATAAATAAACACTATAAAACAAATACACCTTAAAAGCCATTAAACAATATAAGAGATATAAAACTTATAATACTATAAAACCATTAAAAGCTAATAGAATATTAAAGTAAAAGACCCCTTGTTTATAAGTCCATATATATAATATAAGAGTATTAAAGAGTATAAGATGATGATAAGATAAGTATAAGATGATTAAAGAGATATACCACTTAAACACATTCTAACTCTTTTCTTATTAAAAGTTATATCACATATAATAAATAATAATAGATATAAACCTTATAAACATTATATTATATAGTATATAGTATAGGGGGTAGGGGGGAGCTAGAGATAGATGACTTCCTTTTATTTTATAACAGGTTCAGTAATATTTCTCATATCTACTACTTGTATCACTATATATATTCCCCATACTACTTATTATACATATATACCTACTATTGACTACATACTACTTATAGGGTACACTACCTATATAGGGTATACTACTAATTAATTAAATATAATATTATGGAGAATGTTAAGTGTACGTTTCCTCTTCCAAGAGAATTGAGGAATGATATGAAGTTCCATTGTTTTAAAAATGGGATAACTATGGCTGAGTACTTAAGGGTGCTTGTTGAAGAAGATTTAGGGGTTATTAAGCCTAAGAAGGTTAAAAAGAAAGAAACACCTATTATAAAGGAGAAGAAGATAAAAGAAGAAGATATAAAAATTGAGCCGATTAAAGAGGTTGATGAGGAGGTGGAGGAAGAAGATAAAAGTAGTGCTTTAATAGAGAAAAAAGACTATAATATGTTTAAGAAGTAGTATTACTAGACAAGATTACTTATATGTGCTATTATAGGAATATAGAGAATAAATAAGTATTCTATGAAAAGAGGAATTACTAAATTATTAGTTAATAAGGGTGTCCAGACCTGTTTTGGGTCTTTGTGCCTGTATTAACTTTAATCGTTAGTTGTTCCTTTTTTTATTTGAGTTAATGGGGATTAACAAAAATGGGCTTTTTTAGTACTAGAACTAAGCTAACTGGGTAACCCCCAGTTCTTAAATAAAAAATTGATGATAGTTAATGGAATAAAATTGACCTCAAAGCAAAAAGAGTTCTGTGACAGATTAGTGGAAACTAAAAATCCGTCTTTAGCTGCTGAAGAAGCATATGATATAGGTAGTAGGGGTGGGAGAGGTAATGTTGATAAGACTGTCTCAACTGCGAGAACTATTGCTAGTATAAACCTTGATAAACCTAATATAAGACAGTATTTAGAATCTATTAGTGGTAATGCTGCTAATAGGATAGAACAGTTATCTGTAACTGCTAAGAATGAATCTGTTAGATTAAAGGCTAATCAAGATATTTTAGATAGGGCTGGTTATAAGGCTGCTGAGAGCTTAGATATAACTTCTAGGGGGGAAAAGATAGACTTAATTGAGCAAAAGGTAGCTTTAATATTAACTGGTAAAAATGATGAAGATGTACAAGAACGAGAAGACTCTGAATCTGGTGAGGGAGTGGTACAAGGATGATGCTGGAGAACCGATTATATTAACACCAAGTCAGAATGAAATATTTGATTCAATAGTGGAAAGAAAGTATAAAAGGGTACATTGTATTACTCCGACCCAATTTGGAAAATCTTTAACAGTTGCTTTAGCTGTTTTAACTAGGGCGAGTACTTTTCCCGAGAAATGGGCTGTTATAGCTCCCAGTACTAAGAAAGCTAAGATTATCATGGGTTATATCATTGACCATATATTTGATAACGAATATACTGCTGCTAAATTTGAAATGAATGAGAAGGAGTCCAGAGATAGGATTAGAAGAGAAAGGTCTAAGGAAAGGATTAATTTTAATATAAGTAAGGGTAGATTAGGAGAAGTGTTCATTTTATCCACAGAAGGAAGAAGAACTAAAGATGTTATGGATGCTTTAATGGGATTTGGTTCTCCTAATATTATATTAGATGAAAGTTCATTAGTAGATGACCCACAATATTCTGCTGTTAAAAGGATGCTTGGGGGGTCAAAAGATAATTTTATGTTTGAAATTGGTAACCCTTTTAGGCGTAATCACTTTCATAGAGCTACTTTTGATGATAAGTACCATAAAATATTTGTTGATTGGCATAAAGCTGTTGCTGAGGGTAGATTTGATATGTCATTTATAGAGGAAATGAAACAAGAGTCTAATTTTGGAGTTTTATATGATTGTAAGTTTCCAGACGAAAATGCGATGGATGCTAGTGGGTATTCTAATTTATTATTAGAGGCTGATATAAAGAGGGCTAATTTTATAGCTGAAGACATACAATTATTTGGTGAGATAAGAATGGGCGTAGATGTGGCTGCAGGTGGGGATAACTTTTCAGTAATTGTTCTTAAAGGAGATAATGGAGCTAAAATGGTGTTCAGAGAAAAGACTAATGACACTATGGCTCTAGTAGGAGAAATTCTTAAATGGAAGAACAAATTTAGTGTTAAAGGAAAAAATATTTTTATAGATACAGTTGGTGTTGGTAAAGGGGTCTGTGACAGGATGGCTGAATATGATGGGGATATAAATAAAGTTAATGTTGGGGAAAAAGCTATAGTTAATGATAAGTTTGTTAATTTAAGGGCTGAATCATATTGGAATATGGCAGAATGGATTAAGGCTGGGGGTAAACTGTTGAAAAGTAATTCTTGGTATGAACTTCTTAACATGAAATATAAAATTCAATCTGATAGAAGAGTGAAGATGATTTCTAAAGATGAGCTATTAAGAGATGGTATAGTTTCTCCAGATGTAGCTGATGCTTTAATGCTCACATTTGCAAAACCAAAAACAATTAAATATAAATCATATACTCCTCCAGCTTATGTCGGTGTAAGTGAATATGAGGGCGGAGATAATAATATTTATGAATTATGATACTTTAGTAACAGTGGCTAGTAAACAATTATCTGCTGGTGAAGATTTTAAAAAACCAAGACTAGCAATTATACAAAAGTCGGAGGAGGCTTATGCTGGTAAGGTAAGAAAAGCGTTAAAGGGTAGATTTAATGTACCACTCCCAGTTATGAGTGGTTTTGTTGATACATTAATGAGTAAAATAGATGATGCTCCCTCTATTATATACTCTCCCACAGAAGAGGCTGATACTATTAAAGCTCGGAAGGTAACTTCTGCGTGGAACTTTGAATCATCTACAACTAGAGGTAGGTGGGCTAGAACAGATAGATTGGCTAAAAAATTAGCAATCTTTTCTGGTAGAGCAATCCATAAATATTATGCTGAGTCTGACCCAGAGTATAAATCTAATTTAGAGGTAATAGATTATTATGATTTTGTTTGCGACCCGAATGGTGGTAGTGAATTAGAAAATCATTTATTTCTAGGTCAAAAGAATGTTTTTAAAACTAAAGCTCAATTAAAGGCTGGTGCTGAAATTGGTATATATGACAAGAGCCAAGTTAATAAGTTGATAAATTCTGAAGATAGTGGTGAAGTTGGTGCTGAAGATGATGATGAAAATCAAAGAAATTCTAGGGCAAACGCTATGGGCTTAGACCCTAAATCAAACAACTATATAGGAGAACAATCATATGCAATGGTTGAATGGTATATGAATTATGAAGGTACTAGATACTATTTATTATTTGAACCTAAAACAAAAATCTGGATAAGAGGTGAGGAGTTAAAAACTTTATTTAAAGATGATTTATATCCTATCGTTAGTTGGGCTACTAATGAAGACCCAATGAATTTTTGGTCTAAATCTCCGACTGATGATATTTACCCAGTATCAGAAGCAATGAGAATTGTTTTTAATCAATCATTAGATAATTTACAAAAAAAGAACTGGAACATGCGTGCTTATGATATTGATATGTTTCCAGAGCCAGATAAGTTAAGATGGCATCCAGATGGATTAGTGCCAGTTAAGGTAACAGATAAACCAATTAGTTCTGGTATCTATCAGTTTCAAGTTGATGACGCTACTAATGTCACAGTTAATTTAATAGAGTATCTTGATAATTTTTTAGGACAGAAGTCTGGTATTTCTCCAGCTACGCAAGGTGCAGCAGATAGTAAAACAAGCGTTGGTGTTTACTACGGTAACATGGAACAAATAGCTGACAGACTTGGACTTATTAATAAAAGCTATACAGAAGCTTGGGAAGAGTTAGCTCTTAGATTTTTAACTGGCTTACAGGAACATGCACCAGACGAATATGGAATAAAGGTTCTTGGAGAAAGTGGAGTACAATGGGGTAAACTAATGAAAGAAGATTTAGATGCTAAGTTTGACGTTGGTGTTGTCGGTGGTTCTGCTCAGAAAA